TCAAGATGGAACGGGGAATATCGAAGCTGGTGACTATCTTCCTCCTTCTTCGTCGATTCGCATGGTTCCGATATATCTTACAAATGGCGAACACGACGAGTTTCTTGAAAAGCTCCGAAAGATCGGAGACGCTTGGAAAGCAGAAACAGCCACAGACACAGTCAAAGCTTGCGTTGAGAAGGCTTTCAAGGAACTTACACCAAAGGGATAACTAGAAGAATGAAAATAATCAGACTACAATCTTGTCTGCCAGACGAAGAAGTGGACAAACTGGGGGGAACACACCTCCCAGAGAACTGCTACGATCATCTTATTCAAGAAGACGCAGATGTGTATAAGCCAGATGGAACCCTTCTTATGCGGTTCCGCACAGGAGTTATTCCAGTAGAGCTACGGCAACAATCATATGAGGCAATCAGATCCGCAGCTACTCCAAATGAAAATCGTGGTATGGCTGGAGGAATTTTGACAGACGAAAAAGCCAAAGAGCTTGGATTTATAAAAACGCAAGTAACTGGGACTGGTAAGGGAGTAAGGGCAAAGAGAATCCTCGCCAACGGAAAGGTAAGCAATACAAGCGTTGCCATTCCCGTTCTCTCTGGAGTTATGGGATCTATGGATCGAAACGCCAGATTTCCATATTGCCGAACAACATCTTGGAATAATGCGAATCCAGAGAAGTTCTCAAAGGCAATTCCTCTTATTCAGAAAATAAGCTCTATTTTCGAGAAAGAAGCACCTGAGCGATGGAAAGCACAGAAGGAGAGGTGTGATGCTACGGCTCCAGAGTGGGTAATTCCCAAAACAGTCTTTACGACTATAACAGTCAACAAAAACTGGCAAACTGCTGTTCACAAAGATCAAGGAGATTTAGCGGAAGGCTTTGGAGTTATGTCTGCATTCTCAGCGGGTGGATACTCTGGATGCTATCTTGTTTTCCCAAAGTATCGTGTTGCTTGTGATATGCGTACTGGAGATGTGATTCTGTGCGATGTTCACGAATGGCATGGAAATACACCGCTAGTTCCCAAGGAAGGCGTTCCCCACGAAAGAATCAGTTGCGTGTTCTACTATCGAGAGAACATGGCAAAGTGCGGAACTCCACAGGAAGAGCTAGATAATGTTAAAAAACGAATTAGAGGAGCAGGGCAACCAGTTTACCAATAAGAGCGAGGTTGCTGTAATAGGTTGCGGAGAGCCAAACGGAAGACACGCAGAACAAACACAGCTAGTCGCATCTAATTGTTTTTACAATGGACTCATTCCGCACACCTACTACTTCTCTCCAAATACAACTAGGCTACTAACAAATAAGAAGTTTTTAAGCAGTTCTGGCCTTCCAGTCACAATATGCGGTGCAACTCCTCAGGCATCCTTCGAGATAATACAAAAGCTAGGAAACTATAAAACAAGGACATGGGTAGGAATAGCACCAGAAGTTCCAAAAACCTATGATGTCACAAGAGAGGGAGTCTTGTACCTTTGGAGGCAAGAACCAGCAAGAGACATTATATTCAACAATATGCCGATGGAAGATGCCCTATCCAACTGGGCATTTGACTATTTGAAGTATGTTCGGCTAGTAGTTTGCAAAACAGAATCAGAGAAAATCCTTTACTCGTCTGAAGTGTCTGTTATAAGTGAAAAACAGACCATAAGGGGAACGTCAATTATTTACAAATGAATGAACTAGAGCTAGAGCAATTTGTTGATGGGATGTGGGCACCAAAGAAAACACCATCAGTAAGAGAGTGGTCAGAGGAAAATCTATATTTATCAGAGCGTGTCTCTTCAAGTGCTGGTCCATATTCAACAATTCTAACCCCATATGTAAGAGAGCCTCTTGAAGATTTCAGAGACGATAGGGTAAGAACAACAATTTTATGCTGGGGAGCGCAAACAGCCAAAACAACAACCATCTTGGCTGGCTTGGCCTATAAGCTGGACATGTCTCCAGTTCCCGCAATGTGGGTAATGCCCAACGAGAACCTAGCAAGATCGTTCTCTGAATACCGCTGGCTACCAATGGTCGATGACTGCCCAGCCCTTGCAAGGCACAAGCCAGCAAATCTAGATAAATACAAACTGATGGAGCAACATTACGATAAAATGTCACTTTGGTTTTTTGGCAGTAACTCCCCTGCAAATCTTTCCTCTCGTAGTGTAGGCTTACTAATTTGCGATGAAACTGATAAATTTGCAGAAGCTTCTTCGAAGGAGGCTGGAGCAATTCAGCTTGCAGAGGCTCGCACACGGACATATCCGCTATCTTTAACAGTTCAAACATCAACCCCAACAACAGAATTCGGGTATATATAGCAATCATTACTCAGGGGAGATCAGAGATACTATCACGTTCCTTGCGTATTCTGCAATGAAATGCAAGTCTTGAGCTGGCCTAATGTTAGGTGGGACGAATCGGCAAAGGGAGAAAATGGAGAGTGGGACAATGAGAGAGTCAGGGCAACTGCCTACTACGAGTGTCCAAGTTGCAAGGGAAAGATCACAGACGGACATAAAACAAAGATGCTACGGCTGGGGAAGTGGAAGCCTGCCAATCCAAACCCAGAGCCAAACATAAAAAGCTATCACCTATCTGGTCTTTATAGCCCTTGGGAGACATTCGGAAAGCTGGCTGTAAAGTTTATAAACGATAAAAAGAGCATTATGGGATTGCAAGACTTTGTGAATTCAGTCTTGGCACAGCCTTGGGTAGAGCAAAATGACGAAGAACCAGTACGTGTTAATGGATCTAATTATCGGCTTGGCGAGAAGTGGAGCGAGGCAGAAAGAAGGATTATATCCGCAGACATTCAAGAAGCTGGGGGATTTCATATGTGGGTTGCCATAAGAGCATGGAAGCTGGATGGGTCATCAAGATTAGAATGGTGTGGCAGGCTGGAAACTTGGGATTCGCTAAGAGCAATGCAATTGGATTGGAAGGTCTCAGATAAAATGGTTTTCACAGACTCGGCAGATCAAACTAGAGACGTATATTACCAAGCGTGTAGATACGGCTGGACTTGCTTGCTTGGAAGCGATGCACCCCTCTTTGCTCACACTAGCGGGAAGATTAGAATAAATCGTCCGTATTCATCCCTACAATGGGGAGATCCACTATCTGGAACGAATAGAAATGCTCAATCAGAAGGACTCTCAAGGTCAAAGTGTCCAGTTATCAGGTGGTCAAATCCAACAATTAAGGATATGATTCAAATGCTTCGGACTGGTAAAATGGGGAAATGGGAAGTTCCAGACGATACGCCCGACCAATGGCACGACCATATGAACGCAGAAGTTAAAAGACCCAAGTACAACCCTCTTACTGGCAGGACAAGGCTGATCTGGCATAGGGTTAAGAAGGATAACCACTTGAGAGACTGCGAGTGTATGAATCTTGTGGGAGCGATGCTGTCTGGATGTATGCCAATTCCTCAGGATGGCGTTGCAGAGCAAAGGGTTGAAGAGTCAGAGAAGCTACACTTGGAGAGAGAATGAGCCTTTTCCTGTCTTGGATTCTTTTCCATATAGGTGATATATATAGCAAGTTTATGGTTAGAAGCGGAATAGGGTATAAGTTTTATAGCAAGGTTATGCTTTTATCTTGTCATTTAGATAAAAAAGGGCAAATTTGGAAAGAACCCAATGAATAAGTTGACAGAGGTATAAGTAGCATGGCCGTACAAGGTGTTTATTATGGTTTGGATCTCGCCACAGTTACACAGATTCGCACAGAAACTCTTAGCGCAATCGAAGCTATCCTTAAAACTGGTGCTTCATATAGCATTGGTGGACGGCAACTTACGAGAGCAAATCTTCAAGAGCTACAGAATACTGTGATGGAATGTACGGCTGCGATTGGCAGAATTGGTGGTCCAAGAACTAGAATAAATCGCACATTCCCAGACTACTCAAACGGAAGTCGTATCTAAAAAGTTGATATAAATAGCGTTTAATAAGGAGAAGTTATGCAAGACAAAATCTTTAATCTTTTGGACAAGGCAATTCAAATACTGGATAGGTGCTGGAAGGGCTACAAGCCAGTTGCTGGGGTGAAGCCATATGAGGCGGGTAGCTGTGAAAGAGAAATGGCTACGCAGTCGGATATGAGCGAAATTGAGGAAGTAATCGAAATGCTAGACAAGTTGATCGAATTCTATGACCCCAGCCAAGCTAGGGACAGTAGCGGGAAGTGGGGTGGTGGGGGTGCGGGTGGTAGTATCGGTGTGGGTGGTGCGGGTAATGGTGAAGGTGGAAATCTTCCACCAGAAAAAGTCTCAGAAAATATAAATGAAAAAGTTAGTAAATTTATAGAAGAAAATAATGACGATCTTCAGGACGGAGGAGACTACGAGGACAAATCAAATTACCATCCAATTGCAAGACTTATGAGGGCATCAGAGGGATGGGTCGGTAGCAATATTCCCAATAAAACAAATAAAGAATCTGTTACTAGCGGAATTAAAAATATTAGTGATGCTATCGGAGATGCCCTGAGCATGTATGGGAAAGACTCTAGCATTGGTGGTGCATTGAGTAATCTTCTGAATTCAATCAAATCTGAAAAGAAAAATCTAAAATAACATTTTATGGCAAAGCTAAACTTCATCGAGAAAGCGATCAGCAGTCTAAATCCCAAGTTTGGGGTTCAAAGACTTGCTGATAAGTGCAAGCTGACAGAGCTTACACGCTTTGCTGGAGCTTACCCAAGTCGTGATAGGCTTCCTTCGAGGCCATTGTCTGGTGGCGAAAGCTACTACTCAACATTCGAGAGGCTTCAGCTTATTCGTGCTGGTCGTGAGCTAGAAGATAACAACCCTATTGTTCGTTCTATTCTTCTTAAATTCTCGCAGTATGCGCTCGGAAACTTCCGCTACATGGCAAGAACTGGAGATCGTTCGATTGATCAAGCCTATGAAGACTACTGGGCATCTTGGTGCAAGAGGTGTGACTACTTCGGGCGACATAACTTTGAGTCCCTTTCTCACCTAGCACTTCGCTCTGTTCTTCGTGACGGAGATGTGGGGTTTGTTATAACCAGAGAGAAGTCAATCGGAGATCAGGTAGATCCAAACTCAGAAATTAGAATACAAGCAGTTGAGGCAGATCGAATCGGTGGAATGTTTGATAATCCAGTATCATCTCAGTCTTACATTGGTGGAGTTGG